ATTCCGTTCCATCCGCCATCGAAAACTACCAGTCAACAGAGAGACGCTTCGCGCAGTCCTGCAGGTGAGCCCAGAGACTACAGAGCTGCAGCACGCAACACCAGACGTCAATCCTCGTGTGTTTTCAAGTACCGGAGTAGATAGGAGTTGGTCGTATCGATCAGAGGACTCTCGCTAGAATCGATGTTGTCGAGAAGGGAATAAGCATGACTGTCTTGGAACTGTATGACGGTTCTCGAGCTGCTTACTCTTTCAGGCCCTCCTGCCTGTTCCCTACTATCTTCTTTGAATAATCGAAATAGATTCCGGTCGTCTTGAACATGACGGTAGGTCTCTAATCGCTCATCCAGAGAAGAAACATCGATTCCAGAAGGAGTCCCCCAAGGTTCATCTAGCGTGGCGGCGTCAGCCAGTTCTCTCAATGATGGTTGATCCAGTGCGTACTCAGGATCGACCATAGACTCAAGATCAACGAGTCTCCAATATTCAACCCATCTTGGCATTAGAACTTCCTGCCCGACGTCTACGACATTCTTCGCGAACACATAGCCCCTTTTCTCCATCTCCATCGTTTCCTTGTAACAGTTGAAAACCTTAAGCATTCTGTCCTCGGTAAGACAACACAAGAGCTCCAGCGCATCATCGAGCTGCTCTTCGTACTTTTTGCCACCTAACCAAGGATCTGTCCAGAAGGCAAGCTTTCGGATTCCGTACTGTTTGCGAGCGATTTCTTTCACCCGATCACGTTTCATCCAACCGGTTCTCACACGGTTAGGTTTCTCTGGTTCTTCACCGCCTAGATACACGAAGTGTTTGAGTCCGCAAACTTCGTGTCCAGGCTGGACGGCTTCTCTTTCTCCGAATACTTGATAGGGTCGAGTTTTGCTTACTACCAAAAAAGCATACTGTACCCAGTCGAAATTAGAGAATGAGAAGGGCTCGTCAGAACCAGTCCCCCCCCACCCTACAGGAAAGCGGGGGAAAAGGACATGATCAGGTTTAAAAATTCGGTCGCTAGCGATAGAGCGAAGAGGGCTCTTCAGGTATTCGATCCATCTCCGATTGGGAGCTTTGTAAACTCCGTCGCCCACCGCCACGATCAGCGAGGGTCTTATGACGTGAACGAGTTTCGTCCCATCGAAGAGTTCAGAATTCACCGTGAAGTAGCGTTCGTTCAGAAGCGTTTTTCCACGCGAGACAACCCCACCAATTTCTTTCACAGCTTCTTGCCAACGGATTGACCTCTCCTCAGTAGCATTCTTTATGACAATATCATCACCGTTAAAGCCGAACTCGTTGAACAGCTTCAATTCCCTCCTGAACTCCTTGAGTGGAAGATCGATTGGGAAATCGCAAGCTATAAGCCCGGTTATTTTGGTATTGATACAAAGAACAGGAAAGGACAACGTAGAGCCCATGAACTGGCCCCCCGTTTGAGTGTAAAATTGCCACGCGCCGTAGCCGTCTTTGCCCATAACCTCCTCATCAAGGTGGAGCATCACTGCTTGTGTAGTAAAGGAAGCGATTTGATCATAATGTACCTTCCAACAAGACTTACATGAGCATATTTCATCTGGGCATTTTTTGTAGAACAGCTTACAGATATGACGCATGACAACTTCGGCAATCTCACCGGAAAAGTTATCAGTGGCCGACTCAAGATCGCCCGACAAGTAAGGGCCTTCGAAGTCCGCAGGGATCCATTGGTCGACATCACGACCCGCTATTGAAGTTGGGAGTTTCCGAATGATATTGAACATATACTCGTTTAGATACGCATAGTCTTGATTATAAGCGCAATCGAGTGTTATTGTTCGGAATTTCCCACCAGAGACGATTGTACAAGGACGTACTTCTCTAGTCGATCTGGGTAGCGTTTCGTAGATGGCGATCCTTTTTCCTCCGCTTGACATCTGGTTTTGAACGCAAGCTTTTCCTGAATTTGGGATGAACTTCCCCCTTAGTCTATAGCGCACGACAGACTCTTTTGTGAACAGAGCGTCGCAAATCTTTTGCGCCAAGAGTAAGGCCCTTGCACTTGCCCTCTTACGAGGAGCTTCCATATCAGGTGCTGGGAATTTAAACGATCCGGGTGAGTCGAGGTACTGTTTTACTAGTGCTTCATTCAGTACGGGATCGAAAGGAGTAGCAACACGTTTAAAGAACTCACGGGTTTTATCATCAGCGTCAGCCGGATCGCAGTTTACAAATACTTTGCGACCAAGGTAGAGTGAGAAGATTTTACCCGGATGAGATCTAACGGCCAGATTGAGAGGTAGGATACCTGGGACGTTGAAGGCCCCCGAGCCTCTTTTCAAGAGAGATCCAAAACATTCTTCCATGGCAGAGTCAAACACCTTCTTATCATATGGGTGCAGGCTTGTTAGCCCGCGACCAAATGATCGGTCGGCGTTGACTCCCAGGAGAGTTCGAAATTCAAACCAGGCAAGATTGCAAAAACGTTGGGCACGCTCATACGTCATCTTGTACATCTGGTAGAATCTCTGTTCCCCTGTCAATTTGAATTTTGCAAACCATGCGGATGCATATTCGCGGTTCCTCTTGAACTCACGGCTTGCATGACTCAAATTGGTGTCATAGAAGAATGTTCGGATCTCCTTGATAAGAGGCTCTGCGTTTCCTCTGATCTTCTTGAATTGCTCAGTCGATAATCCGGTTAACTTTCCCATAGTGGTAGGGAGGTGGTTAAGTTTTCCGAATTCTCGACCGTGGAGTTCAGCAGATACGTAGTTGAACTCATCCCCTCCTGCGGCTGGCTTGCCAAAGGAGGAGATCAATGCAAGGCAATCAAAGGGCGTCAACTCGTCGAGCATATCACGAGTAGGAGCCGATGGTGACCAAGGATTACTTTGATCCCGCGTGCGATTTGTGAGAACTTCCTCAGCACCTAACGCCCATTGCTCTTCGATCTCGGACATGAGAGATCTTGAGTGATCAATCTCGTGTTCTCGAGCAGCGTTTCGTAGGTTTATGGCTGAAAGGATAAATTCTCCACGCAGGATTTCAGTGATACGGATAGGAGGGAGCTTGATTTCGCATCCAGACCTCCGGTTTTTTTTACTCAACGCCAGTCGAACTGGCAAGAATTTCCGCAGTTTTCCTTCTGCGCGACGAACAGGGGGAGGGGGAGGTGTGTTAAGGTAGGTGTGCTCTCTCTTCAGACGCATCTTCATCGCCCACCCTTTTTTTGGAGCGACGACCCGGCTGCTTCCCGCATGGGACAGGTACGCAGAGGAGTCGAAGTGTTTGTTCCTGGTTATTTTTCGGCAAAGCCAGGATTGCCAATTCTGTTTGTTCGACATTTTTTACGCATTGCTCCGAAGAACCTGCGAAGGGGCGGGCCTACAGTGTGTGCTAAGACATCTGCCATAGGAGGTTACCTTTCGGTTTCCACCGTCCCAAGGGGGTTAAGGCGTCTCTTCTCGGTTATGAGAGTCGACGGGTCATACAACGACCTGAGCCTTTTACCCCCCTCGCCGGGTAGGAAAACGTGACCTTTCTCGCTCGCTGCTGCAAACTTGGCCTCTCACTGAAAGCCTATTCGGGTCGCTGGGATACATCAAGTTGGGAATCAGTTTCCATCCTAATCCACCGTACAATAGTGGGGATGGCCATATGGACTACGGTCTGACTTGATGGTTCTTTTTTCCGGCTAAGGGGGTCCTGAAAGGCCTCTATCCTAAATAGGACACAGGGATCTCCGGCATTATCGGATGGAAATATTCTCTGATTCACTCGTACTTCGTGTAAGACTTAGTCCACAGTACGATCCAGCGCGATCCTCTATCGCCTCCGACCCTCCACAAAGTTACGCCGATACGCTGACAGATTGTATACGGTACTGTCTGTATGAACTCCTACCCCCCCAATTACGGAGATGGAGACGCCGGTGTCTTTGCAAGGGAATTACGCAGGTTGAGAGCATTCTGGGTGCAAGTAAAGTGGTCCCCAACGGGGTACTTTTTCCGCACGAGCGAATTGAGCTTCTAATCCAGCATTGTTAGGAAGTGTGACCAGGTTCATTCTAAGCCGCCTTATCGTGGCTCACAGTGGGGCATGTTCATCGAAAGATTTTAGACTTCACGCGGGGTCCCAGATTTACTCATCCATCTTGAGTGGTATGCTCTCAGGAGTTTTGCTACTGGATTTTCAGAGATGCGCTAGATCCTCGTCAATCAATTGTCTACACAGAGCAAGAAATATGTGCTGTCTTTACGTCCATCCACGCCATGCGATTTTCCACGCCGCTTATTAGGCTGTCGCGCGCCGATTTCCCCTCACGTGTTAAGATGCCTTTTTACCAGATGACCGTTGTTCTGTGCATTTCGCACACGGTTACTGAAGGTTCACGAGAGATTTCGGACACTGTGGACTCGTTTTGACACGAGAATTTCTTTTCTTTTCGACGGCCCACTGAGAGTTATTGTCATTTGGCAAAAAACTTACCTCTTCAGAGTTCCAGGTTGAACTGCTCGGTTTTATGTCATGAGCTGGACTTGAGTGGAGCAGAGTATAATGCATTCCTTGACCTCGTGTGAAAGCGAAGGTTGCAAGGGTTCTCTCTCCGAATTAGTCGCCAGTATGGACAGACAACTTGGCTTTTTTCTCTCATGGATTGGTACAGCCTCCAATCGTTCCGTATATTGCCATTCTGGACCTCGGCCCAAGCAGGTTAGGATGAAAATTTGTGAGCAGTGACCACGTAGAACGTTCACTCACTAGACTTAACTCGGATCGAAAAGTCAGACACCCCCGGAATCGTTTTCCTAGTTCCCAACCCTTACGCACAGGGAATTACGAGAATAGATGCATCTCCGGCTTGATTTTTTTAGTCCCGGTTTTCTCCGGTCGCGGTGGTAGCAGGAGGGTTTGAGCCTCGAAGCCACATTGCTGCTCCTAATATTTCGCTATACGCGGGACATCTCATCTTCGAGACTACTCCAATTCAACGTACTGAATCCTGTTCGCCGAGGCTACTAAGAGATAGGTTCTGGAGAATGTGGGCGAAAAAAACACGTGAGGCCTTTCACTTTGTTAAGAGGTGATTATGCAGTCGTGTCTTTTTCTGGCAGCCTCTAGTCGAACTGGAATCGAACGACATGAGCACCCATCCGCATCTCAAGTACCGCCGGAGTCGAACCGATCGTACCGAGAGTCACTTTATTTCTTTGATAGAAACCATATCCACGGAAGATAAGGATAAAACTTCCCGGCTAGTCCGAAAACCAACCAAGAGGTTCTAAACTCGATCAACCCGCCTTAAAGGCACTCTGGACTGAACCACAGAGGAGGAAGATTTC